ATTGGATATTCCAATTATATATATTTATTGCTAGGGGTGGTAAAACACCCTAGCATGGTTTAGCCGACCATGTGGCCTCACCTTCCAATTAGTGTAGGATGAAGCGGACCTACTGATAAATCAATAACGGACTGGTGGCTCTTTGGACTGTATAAGCGAGCGACAGCATGCAATGTGCAGTGGACAAAGATCCACGTAACATATTGACATACCGGTAAGCTTAGATTGAGGATAAGGCAATCCCGCGGGACGCGCGGAAATTTAAATTCGTTCCACCCCAACCCACGTTTTGCATATCGTTAGTGTTGTGAGTAATCCAGAAAACTCTCTTGTATGGGAGCATCGCCTACAGGGCGACTCCGGAAAAAGTAAACACACAGATTGCGACCAAAACTTAAAAACTGTATATTCAAGTCAATAAGATCTGGAAAAGTGGGTATGTCAAGTACACATAAAAATGATGTGTTGTGGAAGCAGCGTAGTACCTCTCCGAATCGTACAGAATGTGCCGACGTTTAAACTACGTTGTGCTGGAGTAATGAACCAGCCCATTACACGGATTGTTTATGCTGGAAAGCATATGCCAGGCTGTAACTCAGCTAGTTGGAACCCCCTCAACGAAGAATTAGGGCGGGAAAGGGACGCAGAAACCCTGAAAAGAAACTGCTTACGAATCAGACACACACAACACAATGCACCGATTTTCCCTAAAGCGACAGAACCGCGTCTATGTTGACGCTGCCATGGAGATTTTGAAAGTCGGAGCTTTGCTGTATGCTGGCAGCAAGTTGCACGACACCAACTATGATGGTCCATCTGTGACCTCTTTGTTAGAAGATGAGCTTTGCTCCACGCTTGCAGAACCTATTCAGGTTTTTGTACGTGTCGGCGGTATTTTGCGTACCGCGCGTGTGCGAGATAATCTCTACCCCGTGTATGAGGTTATTGTGCGCGATTTGGGTCACACTAACTTTTTCATGAGTTGGTGCACCAAGGTCGTGCACACAACCACAAATCCCATTGAGTTGGGTATCACGCAAGGTGCTACTATTGTTTGTAGCACCAGACGTGTCGGTGGTGCTTCAGGGCCCGCCGTCACATGCCACAATAGTGGTACCAATCCACTTTTTGCGACTCAGTCCTGGAGTGTTGAGATCGAGCAATTGATCTTACGCTCCCAAATGTCTGATTTGGATTGGCTGGACCTACCTTTGCCACTTGATGAGATTCAGACCTTGGCTGGTCTGACCCATGAGGAGATTGTAGCCAAACTGCGAGTATTGGAGATGCAGGATCTTCAGGACGATGATGCCAACAGCGCAGGCGCCAGGAATTGGCGCGTGATGTTGACATATGTCCAGAAGGGTCTTGCTCAGCTTGATAGTTTCAAGCTATTTCCAACCTGTGGTATGGCCTTCACCGAGATCTTCGAGGGTCTCATGATATTGCGCCATTGGCACAGTGTCTGCACAAGCGTGTTTGACTACTGGACTTTGGCCCGTACTGCGTACATGTGTTTCACTGGCAAGACCCTTTCGGGTGCCATTTTGGAGCGCATGTTACCGTCCCCAGAGCTTCAAGGTTTTGAGGACATCATTTGCGCGATGCGCGAGGCATTCGATACGGCTACTGCTGTAACGGACAGTGGCCTCATGAAGCGCTTACGCAAGATGTACACTTTTTTCCTTGTTCAGGGTGTTCTGAGCAAAATGGGAATGGAGGTCACTGAGGACGAATTCGTCTTTCTCTCGAAGAAGGCGGGCTCCAGCAAGTACGGCTCACGTGTCAACTTGTGGCTTCATGTGGTGGAAACTACCATTTTCATCTGTGAGCGCATTGTGAGCTTCCGCAAGACAGGGTCCTTGGACTCCTTCTTCAAAGAGGGCAAGGAGTGTGAGGATTGGCTCGCGGAATCCAACAGGATTCTGGCTTTGGCGCCATTTACTGCCAATTTGGAACCCCATGGTACCACATACTTCCGCTTCCTTTCCGACCTCAATGATGCCATTGATAAGGGTCAGGGATACGCGAAGGCGTACCGCTCGATGGGTGCGGATCGCACTAATCCGGTTTCTCGTCAACTTGGTGCGCTCATGCTTCTGAAGAACGCGGAAGTAACCAAGCGTGCATCGTTGCGCAGTCGGCCGGCACCCTTTGGTGTACTTGTCTATGGTCACTCTGGCGTGGCGAAATCTTCTTTCATGAAGGTTCTTTTTCACGCCTATGGGTCCATTTTCAATTTGGATCGTGATGACCACTACTTGTTCACTCGAAGCCCGACGGACGAGTACTGGAGCAATTTTGACTCCAGTATGTGGGCAATTCAGATGGATGATATTGCCTTCATGCGTCCGAGCGCAACCAGCGACATTGACCCAACCCTCAAGGAACTGCTAAATGTGGTGAACAATGTACCGTACACCCCGCCGCAGGCTGACTTGGCTGACAAGGGGAAGACTCCCGTGCTTGCCAAGTTGGTCATTGCAACGACAAACTGTGAAGATCTCAATGCCAATGAGTACTTCCATTGTCCACTGGCGGTACGTCGACGGCTACCTTTTGTGGTGGAAGTGCGCCCCAAACAGGAGTATCTGCAGGAAAATGGTGTCTTCATCGAACCCAGCAAGCTTCCGCAGGCAACCCCAGGTTTTCCGGACTTCTGGCATATCACTGTGAAGAGGTTGGTACCACACATTGGAGTTGACAAACGTGAGTATGCTCAGCTCCAGGTTGTCAAGGAGTTTAGCGACATCGGCAAGTTCGTCCAGTATTACGGTGAGTGTGCCAAGCAGCACGTGGCTAACCAGTGTAAGGGCGAGGCCGTTGAAGGCTTCGTCAAGCAGGTCGAGCTGTGTCCTGTTTGCTGCGCATACCGCGAAGACTGCGAGTGTGCCGTACAGGTTTCGGCGGCCGGAGCGTGGGAGGTAGTGTGCCACTATATCATGTGGGGTTACATTTCGTGGCTCACGTGGTGGATGCAATTCTCATGGTTTCATGCCATGTGTGCACACATCGCGCGATACAAGTTGTTCCGAGGTTTGGTGGCGCGCTATCTTGCTCGCCATTTGCCCGCTGAACAATTCGTTCGATTCTACGCCAACGTTGCCCAGGTGGTACATGACAACCGTATGAAGGCTGTTCTTGCCTTCCTTTCGCTCTTTGCTATGGGTCTGTCCGTGTATTCTCTCACTCGAGGGGAGAGAGACATGACCCCACAGGGCAATGTTGCGGGCACAACCGAGGAGGATCTTGAGCCTGAAACCCGAACCAACGTTTGGCACCGCGATCAGGTCGAGCTTATGCAGTGGGATCTCCCGATCCCGTCCGCTAGTTTGTGTGGGAAAAGTATCGCTGAAGTCCGCGACATTTTCTCGCGCAGTGTGGTCAACATTCACCTTAAGGCAACTGACGGTTCCTACAAGGGTTACACCCGCGGTTTCTTCTTCCGCGGCAACACATTGGCTTTGAATGCTCATACCTTAAAGGGTCAGGAGTTCGATGTTACGGTGTTGCGTGGTGAGCGTCAGCAGGGAGTTATTCCGGAAATTACGTTCCGCGTCAAGAAGACCGATTTCGTGGTGGATAGCTCTTATGACCTGGCTATGATTGGTGTGCCAAGTATGCCTCCAGCGCGAGACCTGTCGAAGTTCTGGCAAGCGAACACAATTCCTATCAGTAAGTTGGCAGGATTTGGTCGTTCGAAAGCCGGTACGGTCGAGACACGTACCGTGTGGGGGGTCAACTTCTTTGAGATGGAACTCAAGGGTTTGGTCGGCAAATTCCCAATCCTAACTGGCACTGCATCTGAGATGACGCAAGCAGGTGATTGTGGGACATTGTACATGGCTGAGACGCCGCGAGGCTTTTCATTTGTTGGAATGCACGTTGCTGGCTATGAAAACAAGGCCGCTGTTATGCAAATCCCTTTGGCCGCTATGTTGGTCTTAGCGGAGCAAGTGCAGCGACAGTGTGAAACCGTATCCAGCGATGGCACACCCATGCTGGCCCTACAGGGTTCTCCGGAACTTGTGTCCTTACACACCAAGAGCGTTTTCCGCTTTCTAGAAAGTGGGAGTGCGGAGATTTATGGTCGTTTACCTGGCTTTTTAGCCAAACCGCGATCAAAAGTTTGCGACACGCCCTTGCGATCGGAGATGGAGGAGCACTATGGTGAGAAGTGTGGATACACCGCCCCCGACATGTTGGGTTGGCTGCCTGTACGCAACAACGTCAAAGAGATGGTTGTGCCCACAGTCAATTACGATCGGACTGTTCTCGATAAATGCAAGCGAGCTTTCCTTCAAGATATCCTTCAAGGATTACAAGACGGATGGCAAGCGCGCCTGGTCGAGTTGTCTGACGTGGCTGCTGTAAATGGTCTTCCTGGCGTCCGTTTCATCGATAAGCTCAATACCAACAGCTCGATGGGTTTTCCTTGGAACAAATCTAAGAAGCAATTCTTAGAACCTTTTGTTTCGGAGAAATACCCGCAAGGTGTGGATTTCGGTGAGGATGTTTGGACCAAGGTGCGCGCTGTAGAGAAAGCTTATGCTGAGGGGAACAGGGCTTATCCGGTGTTCATGGGACACTTGAAGGACGAACCTGTGACCTTTGCTAAGAGGGCTGCTTCCAAGACACGTTTGTTTGCAGGTGGACCAGTACACTGGTCTATCGTCGTGCGAAAGACTCTCCTTTCCTTCGTTAAGTTGGTGCAGGAGAACAAGTACGTGTTTGAGGCTGGTCCCGGCACAGTGTGTCAGTCATTGGAGTGGCAGCAGATGCGTGAGTACCTCACTACTTTTGGTGAGGATCGCATCATTGCTGGGGATTACTCCAAATTCGACAAGCACATGATTGCCGATTTCATTCTCGCGGCGTACTGGATCATTGCTCAGGTGCACGAGGCCGCAGGCCACGACCAGGCGATGGTACGGCGCATTATGGCCATAGGCACTGATGTTGCGTATCCGGTCATGAACATCCGAGGTGAACTCGTGATGTTTTACGGAACCAACCCTTCTGGACACCCGTTGACAGTGGTGATCAATTCTCTTGTTAACAGCCTCTACATGCGCTATGCATATGAGAAGCTGGGATATGAAGTGACCACTTTCAAAAGCAACGTCTCACTCATGACGTATGGTGACGACAATGCTATGGGTGTGTCGAGTGGAGTGCCCAACTTCACCCACACAGCTGTCCAACAGCAATTGGCGTCAATTGGCGTCATTTACACGATGGCAGACAAGGAGTCTGAGTCGGTGCCATATGTACACATCGACTCCATTGCTTTCTTGAAGCGGAAGTGGAGATACGATGCGGATATTGGTGCCTATGTCTGCCCTCTTGATGAGGACTCAATCAAGAAGTCCCTTATGTGCTGGGTCCCATCCGGTACGATCAGCCCAGAGGAACAAATGGTAGCTGTCATTCAGTCAGCTGTCCGTGAGTACTTCTGGTATGGTAAGGAGACATTCGATCAGAAGCGTGCTTTCTTCCTGAAGCACGTTCTGAGCTTCCCGTACTCAGCGTACGTGGGGGAGCAACCTCTTCCCACCTGGCAGGAACTGAAGGACCAGTTCTGGGAAGTACAATGCTAGGGAGCAGATTTGGATTTGGCTGTTCACATCTGTTTAAATCAAAAGTCACAGAAAAATACACAGATGATTGAACAATGTGTTGGTGAGGTTACCAGAAATACCTCGCCCACCGACCGGGAAGTGGAGATTCCTTGTCGGTGGAGTAATAACTTCTCCCTACAATCTGAGGATGTGTCTCATGAGAGCTTGTCCTCACATGACACCGAGGTGGCGGCGGCCATTATTGAAAGCGAGACCGTGCGTTTCGTGGACAATGCGGCTGGCGACACCTTGGAGTTGCCAACAACAGATAATCCTGTGGCTCGCGTCGATGACACAGATGATTTGACTCTGGGTCGATTCTTTGCTCGCCCAACACTGATCCATACCGCATCTTGGAGTACTTCAGATGTGGTTGGTTTATTGGGTTCAGCGTTCGATCCTTGGACACTTTTTCTATCTTCGACGGCCATCAAAAAGAAGTTGGACAATTTCGCTTTTCTACGAGGGAACTTGCACATCAAGATTTTGGTGAACGGCACACCTTTTCAGTACGGAGCCATTCGCTACACGTACCAGCCATATGCGAGTTCGGGAAAGATTCGAACTAATGGTTCAACAAATCTTTCTCTTTTGGTGCCATATTCGCAGACACCGGGTGTATTTCTCCATCCTCAGGCTAACGCTGGCGGTCAGATGACACTACCGTTCTTTTATTTGAAGAACTGGTTAGATATCACTACGGCAGCCAGTGTTGCAGAGATGGGTCGCATCCAACCTGTGATTTACGCACCCCTTCGTTTAGCTGTTACAGGCGGAACGACGTCGGTCACTCTACGTACTTACGCATGGATGACAGACGTGCAATTGATGGGCTCTACACTGAAGCTGTCGCTGCAAGGTGATGAGTACGGTCAGGGTCCAGTCTCTTTGCCAGCTTCGGCTATCGCAGCAGCAGCTGGTGCTCTTACGAAGGTACCTATCATAGGACGATTTGCTCGTGCAACACAGATAGGTGCTGGTGCAGTTAGTAAAATAGCCGCGCTATTTGGGTACACCAATGTCCCTGTCATAGACGATGTTCACGGCTTCGTGCCTATGATTGCACCACATCTTGCTAGCACGCAGATCGGTCAGCCTGTCCAGAAACTGACAGTTGATCCCAAACAGGAACTATCTATAGACAACTCTTTTTTGAGCCTCGGTTCAGAGGATGAGTTGGCTCTCAGTTACCTGAAAAAGAAAGAAAGTTACTTCGGGGCTACATCGTGGAGCACTACTGATACAGCAGGCACGCAATTGTTTAACGTGCGCGTTAATCCAAATTTGGATTTTAATGTTGACATTAACAATACGTCGTCTGTTCAAGTCGGTTCGCGCTCCTATCAGATTCCGTTGTCATACTTTGGACGATTGTTCAATTACTGGCGTGGCGACATCAAGATCCGTGTCAAAGTTGTTTGCACAAAGTTCCATAAGGGACGCCTGAAAATTTCTTATGATCCTGTCGCAGATATTTCGACTTCAGACCCCCCTGAGAACGTGTGTTATACGCAGATTCTTGACATTGGCGAGCACGATGATGTGACTTTCACCATTCCCTACCACCAACCGGAGGGATGGAAGTCCATCGACAAGGGTATCTTGTCCACAGCACCCAACTATACGCCAGGAGGCGCACTGGCACCTCGGGTTGCTTACGACAATGGAACCCTTACTGTCCGTGTGCTCAACACACTGACAGCGCCTGCGGCAACCACTGTGAATTTATTGTTTTTCGTGTCTGGCGGTGACAACT